TTGCTTCTGGGGGAACTGATAGAGATTGCCTCATGCATTAAGGATAAAGGAATGAAGACAGTGGATGCTAATGAAACCCCAATGAATGAATTTATTTTTGCATATACTGGTTCTACCAATTTACCTACAGATTCTTCACCGGGAGGTCTATTGACATTGGGATTTATGGACGGATCGAGTAGTTGTAAACTTCAGTTTTTTTTCCGACACGATAATGTATTTAAACGTATACAATGGTATAACAATTGGCAAAATTGGACTAAAATCTTAACAGAATAAAGTCCATGATACCGAGCTGGGGGAACTTCTGCCGGATTCTTTGGGATTTTTAAGAGGATATAATAATCCAGCTTCTCTTGATACAAACATTAATGGCATCTATAATACGAATGAAAGTGTTCAGGGAACATGGCCTTTATATGCTCATAAATATGGTGTACTAGTTGTCCTATGTTCAAAATCATTTGGTGCCGCTCAAATTTACATATCGGATGGTACCGAAAATATTTATGTGAGAAAATCATATAACTTAGGAAAAACATGGAGAGAATGGTTACTTATTAAAGGAGTAAATATTACCTAATTCCCTCTGGGGGGATTGGCGAACCGTATCTTGGGTATAAAAAAACGGGTGGTCCGGTACAAGCCGGTTCCACCCGATCCTGATATGCACAACGCCATGTGCGGTGCAAAGGTAATCCATGTTTCTAAGAAGCCAATACAAAAGTTCTAAAATCTCCCCACTCTCCGTTCAAACAACGTCTGAAACCAGCAACATCAGCTCCCAAGCGGAATGCCATTTGAATTACATATCCTTGTCCATCGTTAAAAACTATCATTATGGAATAATTGAGAACAACACTAATTCCATTATATCCGATCACATGATACATTCCGCTTGCAGTTGCACTATTTACCTCTTCGTCTGTACTTAATATACCTTTGGGCATAAACGGGAACAGCTTCAAACTGTTCATTAGTCCCCCCAGCTCTAATATTATTCCTCCGTAGGTGTAATTATATCACCGGTTATATTCGTAAAATCAGAGATGGATACAGTATCAAAACCGGGAATATTACCCCTATATAATCCCATTTTGTACCTTATAGATATGTCAGTGTGTCGTGGCAACACATACAATATATTACCGTTCAATTTGAAATCACAATCATTATTTCCTAAATATCTAATTATTATATTTTTGTTTGGTGTTACAAGTATTCTATAATACGCCACAGAGCCAGTTGAATAAAGTAATAGCTCAATGAGTGAAGTAGTAGAATAAAAAGTAGTCCCATTTACATCATAGTTTATACTAAGACCTGCATTTTGTGTACTTCTAATAGCGTATTCTTTTCCCATCAAACCATCCTTTTCAGCATTTGCGGCTCCTATCAGTCCCCCCAGTTTTGATGCAAGTGACTGCATCGTCATTTGTGCGGCATCTCCGCTACTTTGTAAAACTCTTACATTTGCGGCATCTGTCACAGTCGGAAGTTCATTTTCATACACGTCATTTCCTGCTGCAGCAACGGCAGCAAATGTTGAAGTTTCTGACAAAGCCATAACCATTCTTGTGGAAACCATGTCCACCATCTCATCCACTGTTACATTCTGTTCGTTACCGTCTTTATCAACAGCCTTAAAACCAACAATATTGTCTAAATTCAAATCACTCATAATATCCTAATTTTATAAAGTTCTTATATAATTTTTCCACGCTTTTGAAGTGCCGCCAACCGACTTGTACATCTTCTTTCTGCCGCCTTTTATTTTATACCGGGAAAGATTGTTCCTGTCATAGTTAACGGGGTAATCCGGATTGTCTTCGTTGGCATACGCCTCCATTTCGTATGAGATGGTATAATACGCCGAACTCGCAGGATGGCAGATAGGGTTTCCCTTAATCCACTCAACAAAATACCGCCAGTAGTATTTTACCCATGAGCCGACAGCCTGTGCCTGACGCAGGTGTATGGTTTCGTGAGTCATACTCTCCTTACCTGCATAGGTCTGCATGTACTTCTCTATGTTCTCTTTGTTCTCAATACGGTAGATCATCCGTCCGCACCACATCATGAAACGGTATCCCTTGAAAGGATAATGCTTCATGGAAAGCAACCGAGGAGTGTCAAAATCACCCGGCTTGCTTGAGAACAGCATCTTGATTAATTGCCATAATTCTTTCATAAGCATATCTTTTACTCAATTAAATCCATACGTGTTATATACCAATGGTTGTTAAAGGCCTTCATCTCCAAAACATAAGGCCTTGCCATCTGAATTTCTGTTTTATTGTTATATGCTCCCGCCAGTCCGCAGAAATAGTTCGTAGCCTTGTACTTGTCCGGGTTCTTAGCCACCCTTGATGTCATGTCTACTACAAACTCTAATCTCAATCCGTTCCATGATGATGCGGGAGGAAGGGTTATGGTTCCGCCAAGACCATCAGCGGAAAAGAATGTAGATCCCTGAGTGGATGGGTTCACGGTCATGTTACCTTCTGAATCAGCCAGACTATCCATATCGCTTCCCGGTGAATAGAGAAGATCTGCGGTGATAATACCCGACACTTTGACATTACTATCCGAATCCCACGATATGCCCCCATCAGCCAATTTCCCCGATCCGTCTTCTTTTATGAGTGTTTTACCACCACCCAATTTTATATACGCATCATTCTTCTTGCCGGATATCTCCATATTTCCATTCTGACTCTTCATCATGCCATTTTTATACATGAATCCGGCCACATTCGCACCATCGGCAAACAGGGTGTCAGTAGCGATATTCACAAACTTCTGCATGGCTTCCCAGTTCGAATCCCCGTTGGCTGATGTGGGTGCAGAGGTAACGGAAGCGCCGTAATTCTTTACAAGGAAATTATAATAAACTCCCCCTATCAGATATATGACCTTATCCCGGTAATCTGCATTCCAGACGTAAGTCTGTCCGGAAGCCCATACGCCTCTGTCACGGGGAAACGCCCCTGTTGCTCCTGTTGCTCCTATGGCTCCGTCTTTAGCAACCCCCACACCTTTTTCAGCGACAAAATTATTATTCCATGCGTTTGCGTCCGACGCGGATTTATAAGCCCGGACGGCGAACTGAGTGTATCCGGCTGTCGCAGGAACGGATATCTGGCTGTTCAGGGTAGCACCTACATGCGCCAGCCAGCTTCCGTTATATTTGCGTGCGACAAGATATAACCTATTCGTATCGCTCACATTACCGCCTATATTCTGTTTCATGGTAACAACAAATGCTGACGGTGACGGTGTGCCTGTTGACGTGAAGTTTATCGTGCTTACCGGGCTGTCAAGCCAGTACGAAGCGGACGGTTCGACACCGGAAGTCATTTCCTGCCAGTCGGAGTTGACAGCCTTGTCCGATCTCTTCCCGGAAAGTATGTAACCGCCATCCTTCTTCCTTAGATAACTTCCACCTCTCACACGAAGAAGCGGAAGTGGCGGATTGGATGTTTGAACCTTGCTTAAGTAAGATCCTCCGGCAAACGATACTGTACTGTTTTTCGCATACGGAATGTTGGCGGACTCCCAATGACCTGCGGCTGTGATACTCTCACCGTCAGCCCCGTCCTTACCATCTACAAGCATGGGGACGGTTTCAACATCCACTATCTGGTCATTCACGTAAAAGACAAACTTCAATGTCTTCGTGAAATTTCCGCTTGATATGGCTGTATTGTTGTTTATGGTAGTTTCTGCTCCACCGTCTATGCTGTATTTCAATATACCGTCCGTTGTAGTGGATATCACGCCCCCCACTGACTTTTGTCTGTAACATGATACGGAAGACACGCTGTAGTTTCCATTCTTGTCCTTGCTTACCGAACTGGCAGAAACGATAATACTGTATAGCACGGCATCCGAACCGTCCGCACCTCCACGGACCCCGGCTACAGTGAATGTCAGATCACGGGAATACTGCTGCCCGTTCTTTGTAGCCCTGATTGTGATCCTCACCGTGTTTGTCGCAGCAAGAGTAGCTCCGGCAGATACCGATATTGTCACCACTCCCGTATTCTTGTCTGTCGCACACAGAAGATTTGTGTCAGGTGTACAGGTGATGCTGTCAAGAGTGAGCTTTTCCGTTCCGTACCACATGCTGACTGTTGTATTCCAAGTCTGTGAGGACACGACCTTCCCGTCTGAAGTAAGGGCTGCATTGACCATCTCGTTATCGAAGTCCGCCATGATGGCATTCTCTCCGTCCTTACTCCAGCGATGCACCACTGCCGGAGTGCTGAACTCTGACCATACACCGTTTTCCTTAAAACGTGTACAACCCCATTCAACCTGATGGTCTGCGTCCACACCAACAAAATCATCCGTCCAGCCTTCGGGGATATAATCATCCTTCTGCTGGCTGTCAGGTTTTTCGGGAGGATTATCTATGATATTGCCTCTTGTGTATATATACTCATAGTCCTTACCGTCTTTCCCGTCCGATATCATAAGCTGCCATCTTCCGTCCTGATAGATGTAGGTGGCGCGGTCAGTTGTGTTACGGTATGAATCACCGTTTTTCGGGTTGGCAGGAGCCGTGGCAAATTCACCAAGGAAAGTGATACTCTCTCCTTTCAGTTCACGCCCGTCAAGCAGCATATCCCAGTCTTCGTTAACCTCCCAGTCGGCAGGTTTTCCGGCAAGATAATAACCACCGTCCTTCTTTCTTAAGAAATTGCCGCCTTTGACACGCAATATCCTGATGGGAGGATTGGAGGTTTCCACCTTGGATAAAAAGACACAGTTGGCAAGAGTGACCATTGTATTGGCTTTGTACGGGGTTTTGGAGGATTCCCAATGACCGCCACCGACTACAGACAAGCCCGGATCACCTTTTTGCCCTTCCGCCACTTGTTTCAGCCATGCCGGGTTATCATCTGACGGTTCTGTTGTCGTTCCGTTATCATCAACACACAACCACAAAGCCCCGTTGTGTGACACCCGGTTATAGTAGGCATACTTACCTGCGGTCCATTCACCTTTGTCCAACGGAACACGCACTGTCTGTCCGGTGATCTCATCCACCTGAAAGATAAGCCCGGTCATGATAATGTTTTGAAGAACGGCCGAGTAATTGTCCGCATTAATACCGGCTACAGTCATGCCTTTTTTCTTGCCGAACCACGCAGGCATCTGCGCCGGTTCCGGGTCCCAAGTGTTGGCATTGTCAAAGAATGTAATACAGTTGTTTCCGTTGACTGAATCAATAAGTATATAGGTCTGACGTTCCGGGTCCGTAAAGTTACCTGTTTGTGCCAATACCATCTGCTCGGCAGGTTTCCAGTCAGAATGCCCCGGACGGGGAATGACAGTAAACTTCTTGGCGGTATAATCTGCGGCAGTCACCCGGAATTTCATCTCTTCAAAGCCATTCAGCTTGCCTTCGCTATTCTTAGTCACAAAATAGGTGGTAAGGATATCATCAACAAACTGGCTCAATCCGTCCGCGTCCGTCAGATCGGGAGTGATGGTGTAGGTTCCATCGCCGTTATCCACGTATGACAATACGCTACAACCGCCACCGGGGGAGTTTACCATACGTCCTTTGAAATAGGTTGTACGGTTATAGGCTATTTCCGGGACAAACAAACGCTTACGGAAAACGCCGCTTCCCATTTCCATGTCACCCTTTTCGTCTATGTATCCACCTGATACACCAGTAACGAAATCACCGAACTTGGCATATTTCTTAATCAAGACTCCGCCCAGTAAGGATAACAAGTACTTAGTGGAATCCGCCACGTCCTTCCGCAAGAATATCTCTTTCAGCTTCTCCTCACTGTTCTCTATCTCAGTCATTACACGCAATGCGCTCATCACATCCTCATCGGTGTAGGTGACATCCTCGTCACCCTGCTTTACGATGCGGTTTATCAGATTCCCGGCTATCTTAAGACCTTTGAGGAAGTTTATTATACCTTGCGCATCATCATCGTTCAATGCGGAAAGGAACCAGTTTTGTACAGGTGTGTCCTTATCCAGCGTGTATGCGGAGTTGGCGTGATCGGCGTTGGTGACATCGCCTCCGCCACCACTGCCGCCACCGCCGTTCTGCTTTATCTCTTCAACCTCAATGGAGATCTTGCTAAAGTTGCTGTTGATGCGGTCTGCCGTTTCGCTCCAAGTTCCTGTTTTGTTTATTGTATTAAGCTCCATATATCCTGTTCCACTTTTACCATTCCGCATCCGGATGCACTTCTACGGACAGATAGTTCATTATTCTGATGATTAGGTCTCGTATCATAAATATATGTTTTGAGTGTTACTGATAATTTTCCGAGTTATTCTACAGATTTATAATAGCTAATACAACCGGTTCATACGCTCTTCCTATTTCACGCAATCCACCGCTATCATAACTCGGATGAACCCCGTCTCTTCCATTTTGTAGAACTGTCGTAGTTGCATCGTATAAGTCACATAGTGATTTTTCAGAAAGTGAGCCATATCCATATATATTGTCCATCATCGCATAAACAGGAACAAGAGTAACATAGTCGCTATAAGGATTACCTGTATCATCGTTTCCTTCAAACAGTGATATGATTTCTTCGGCAAATGACAATACACTATATTTCTTAGGGCTGTTGTTGTTATTACTACCGCCCGAAAAAGTCATAAGTTCAGCACCATAAACCTCTAATCCAAAAACGAATTTAGTATCCGGATACTGGTTGTGAAATTTATCAATAATTTGTTTCGCACGTAATCTGGCTGTCTGTACACTTTCTGAATTTACGTCCTCATAAGACTTTACCTCGTTGTATCCCCACTGGAGAATGAAGATGTCAGGAGCATCAAATCCCCAATAATCGAAGTAGTATTTGAAATCCAACTCATCAGTTGACGGATTCCAGAACGGATTATACCTCGCATCATCCGCAGATGTGTATGTAATCGTTGCATCACCGGCCAGAGTGTTACCATTAGCGGATTGTGTTTTTGTGATTGTACCGCCTGACGGGAAATTCCCTGTTCCTGACGTATCATCTTCCGTACCATCACCATAATTAGGGTCTGAACTGAATTTCCCCAATTTTAGTTTTCCGCTATATTTACCATCACTCCCTGCTGTCAGTCTGAATCCTCTCACTACCCAAGATATATTATTCCCATCCAAGTAAGACGTACCGGGATAGCCTGTAACCGGTAATTCTGTAATCCCCGAAACGGTCAATATCTTTGCTGCCCCTTTGGGTTCCGTGATAAAGGACATGTTCCCGCCACTCTGTACCTCACCCCAAATATCTTCGGCATAACTGGAACCGGTAGTTTTAGTGCGGTTAATCATGGTTCCGATATATTCAACCGTAACATTATCTTCTTCAAGCAAATTTTTCAATTCAACTTGCCAGCCACCCAGATCAGATATACTATCCCCACTATCCAATATCTTAACTGTCTTATGGGATGAAGGATTGGCAAGTATATTAAATTTGACTTGCAGTTCTTGCAACAATTTTCCAAATTTTCGAAGCGTAAGCTTATTATTAAAAACAGATGCAGCTACGGGGACCCCTGACAATTGCCTGTCGAAAACCTTTAATGTGGCGTTTGACACTGAGAAATCAAAGTTATCATGACATGAGCACTTTATAGCCTGCTTATAATATAAATTATTTTGCCGATTGGCTTTGAAATACAAACTGGACGGCAATACTAATTTTGCCGGGAAAACTTCTTCATTTATAATTTGCTTAACTTCATCCTGTGTCGTTCCGCTGCCTATGCCTTCGGGTAAACTTTCCTCGCTAATTACATAATGAAAAGGCTCGTATTCAGTTGCGGTTGAACCATACTCAATCTGTCCTTCTGTCTTGTAATTTGAAGCTAAGAATGTCGCTCTGACATAGGCTGTATTACTTTCCAATGTAATGGTTAAGGTCTGTTTATTTTGAGTGGAAGTTATGAATGTCTTATCCGAATCGTATTGGCTGAAATAAATTGGCCCCAAAGCAAGGGGATGGGCTGTTATCATCTTTCCTCCCTCTACGGCTATATAACCGGACGTCACATAAGTGGTGCTGTTAGCAACAGTTCCATTCTGACGCAAAAATCCATTACCTGCCTTATCCGGATCAAATAAGTTTTTTCCGACCACCACTTTAGGCATTTGACTCTGTAATGTATCTAATGTTGCATTAGTATTATTTATCGCCTCTTCTTGTTTCGCAAACCTTTGCTCATTATCATAATTCTCTGTATATGGTTCATAGGATGTTGCAGTGCTTCCCTCAAAGAACATTGCATTATCAATGACAGCAGTTGATATGCTTAATCTGATGTAAGCAGCGTTTGACGGTGAGGTAGTCACGCCTGATTTGGCCGCTTCTTCTATCGCATTAAATTCTTTGTCAAACCAGACATTTGATGCACCGCCCGTATTCGTATTTTGGATATAATATGATGTATTTGGATTGACTTTGATATAGTGAGATAAAGACAGGGTTGAATTCGTTTTTAAATTACCTGAGGCATCAATATAATACCCATTCTTTACGGTTAATTTGTTAAATAAGTTCTTACCCAACGAAACACTTTTCTTATCCGCCATTTGTGTTTCAAGTTCTGTCTTATCAGCCGCCATTTGTGTTTCAAGTTCTGTCTTATCAGCCGCCATTTGTGTTTCAAGCCTCACAAACTTCTGCTCGTTATCATAGTTGTCGGTAAAAGGCTCATAGGATGTTGCCACATCTCCAAGCTCCATCTGCGCTGCACCCAACTGAGATTTAGATATTGACAGTCTTATATAAGCTGCATTTTCAGGGGTGGTAACAGTTCCGTCCTTAATTGCAGTCAATACTTTTAAATTATCGTCAAAGATAACGTGATATGCTCCACCAACACCTGTCTTACTAATATGATATTGTGTATTGCCTTCTATGGAGATGTAGACTGTTACGCAATATGAGGAGAGCTGTTTTAAACTTCCGTCTTGCCTCAAATAATATCCATCTGTCAGATTCGATGGATTTATAATATTTTTTCCGACAGAGTATTCTTTTTTCCCTGATATTCTAGCACCTATTTCGGATATTTCCGTAGTCAGGCTCTTGCGACCATTCGGGTTAACCACCGCATCGGTTGTGGTAGCCGGGTAAATGGTTTGGTCACCCTTGGTCAGCTTATATATTTTTGCCATAATAAATCTCCTATATTTTTAGATTAGTAACTGTTTCTTCTTCCTCTTCCGGTGGCAAAGGAGGTACAAAATCACTCAGCACATCTTCATATTCATTATCCGACAATGGGAACGCCTGAATCGAATTATATGCGGCATAATCGGGATAAGATGTTATTTCCACCGTGCTTTCATCGGTTTTCCCGGTAGTCAGTACGATTCCTGTATCTTCAACGGAAACAAGGTTGCAGATGCCATCCTGAAAGTCGGAATCGGATATGAAGTATTCACGTTTGACCTTCAGCATACCGGGAGAAAAACAGGGGTTGTCGAAAGCGACAAGTAGGTTGCCGTCTTCCATGCGGCTGCAACCCACATACTCATGCCCGTCAAAGGAGGCTATGAACTTTCCCTTGAACGGATTGAAGTAAGTGAACCGGAAAGGAGTATTCACATCCCCGTTCAAGTTCTTCTCTATGATTTTAAAATCGGACTGATAATTGATTCTCATAACTATAATATTGATGTTACATCGTCTATCTCCTCGGCTGTCAGGTAGCTGGATAAGTCAACACTTCCGCCACCTCCTGTCGTGCCAGTGGCACTCCATGTTCCCTTTGTTTTGCATTGATATATAGGACCCGGTATGGTATCCCCCACAACAGCCCAGTCACCCACAACAGGAGATGGAACAGCCTCTTCCAGCAATTTAAGAGTAGAAAATAATCCCTTGTTGCGGATGCCGTTCTGCTTGACCTTCTCCACTTCGGTAGAAGTCTTGCTAAAGTTGTTGTTAAGACGGTCTGCCGCCTCACTCCAAGTTCCTGTTTTGTTAATAGTATTCAGTTCCATATCACTTCACTTTATTTGGGCAACATGTTCTGATCCCATACAATCTCAGAACCTTTAACCATAATTATGCGTCCTCCCATTATCTGGGTCTGATATATATAACCGTCACTTCCTTTTTGCTCGACAACCATACTATCCGGGCGGAAATATAATCTATCACTGCTAGAAGGATCGAACATGGAAATACTGGGAATCATCCCTCCAAGTCCGTACTGTAGGGAGATACTGAACAGTTCTTCCCCATTATAATCATACATTCTGATAGACGGTACGGAATACTCATCCTCAGGGGATATTACGATCTTGTAACCATTGGATGATATGACATTGACAGTACCACTAAACTCTCCCTCTCCTTTTATCCAGATATTGCCATCCTCATCAATTTTAAAATTGCCGTTAGGTGACTTTACATTTTTAAAGATTCCGCTTTCCGCATTGACTTCACCTCTGAACTTACCACCTAGAGCATAGATATATCCTCTCAAAAACACATCACCGCCATGAGTGGCAACGAAGTTCGCCATGTTCGCCCATTCCGCATCTGTGGGCTGGTAATTAGGATCATTACGGAACCTCATTACAGTCAGAATCGCCTGTTCAAGTTTTCCTCCTGCCCAAAACGCCACATCATCATCGTCATTGTATATGCCGCTAACTCCGGCTGTGACCTTCTGTAACTTGCCATTCTTGTAATTACCCAGTTGGATCATATTGGCCAATATCAAACCGCCAAGGATGTCCACAGAACCATCCTTAATCGCGCTGGCGATATAATTGATTGACTGGAAACCGGCTGTTGCCTTGTCATTGTCAAGAATTGAAGGCTTCCAGTCAGTAGCGATGGTTCCACGCTCTAGCTGAAGGTCACAAACGGTTGCGGTACCACTGATAAGAAATATACCACTGCCATTGAAGGTGATCTTATGGGTATATCTCTGATAAGAGGATGTGAGAGGTTGAGAAACACTGAAAGAACCGCACGAAACAGACACAGACGTACCCTTTGCTTTATAACTGATAACATAACTTTCTCCTTTGATTAATGATACGGACTGGGACAAACTACCGATTGCAGCAGAGTACCCGGAGCCGGCATCACTGTCCGCAGATACGGTAGCCACACCCGTCCAATATTCCAGTTGCTTGCTAAAAAGTTCGGTATCCGCCGATAGCTCGGTAGCGGCAGACAGGTCCTCTGTTTCATAATCTCCCGTAAACCCGGAATTGCGCAACAGATTGACACTTCCGACAGCCGCATTGTCTATCGCATCCTTGGCCTCTTGGGCCAGATCAGCCGCCGCCTGTATCTCATCCGGCAAGCCTTCCATATTACGCCATCCGGTGGAGCCTTTTTCGATGTGGAACATACCCTTGATATCAACACCTTTATCCTGAGTGTATTCCATGTAAGTGGTACGGTCCTTGTCACCAATGTACGTATCTCCGTACACCTTCATCCGGGCCTTGCCGGTAGATTTGTCAAAATCAAAAGAAATGACATCTTTCCCGGTCAAGGTAAAATCATTAATACCCTGATACATGATGATAGACGGAGAAACTTCGTTCACCGAAGAGAGAATTATCGCCGCCTGTCTGGTGATATCGGTCTTATGGCCTAATCCCACGATATCATCACCTGCCACCGGAACATCATTCTCGACATTAGGATCACACACGGTCTTGGACAGGTCTATATAATTCTCACCTACTGCTGTGACCAACCGCCAGTAATAGCGGTTGCCGACATGATGCGAAATGCCTGTCTTGATATTGCACTCCTGTGCGATGGCGAGAGATCCCGGAGTAAACTGGTTCTCTATCTCAATTCCGTCTTCCTCTTCCTTGAAATAACAACGGTAGACATCATCCAACTCATCCACACGGTTGCATTTCATGCCTGCATGGGAAATCACCTGCTCGCCACCTACATACGTCTTCTTCTTTACTTCAAGCTCGTCAAAAACGGCTTTGACCTTGACATACAGATAATCAACAACAGCCTGTGACATACCGTTCTCAAGTACAGTAATTCCACTACCGTTCTTACCTATCAAAAGACCTTTTAAAAAAGTGATCAGACCGTTGGCTGTGTCGGCGATATCTTTGCGGAGGAACATTGCTAATGAGCGTAAAGCAGAGAACACATTACTATTGCTAGGAGCAGTCGAATCATTTGTACGGATTATATAAACCCCTTTTCTACCTCCACTAGTGTACGTCTGACCTTTATAAGTAAGATTGTCAACTTTATTTTCAAGCTCCCCAATTCGGGAATATGCTGTGCTTTCACCGATTGTATATACAGGAGCATCGTAAGGTAAATCAAGCTTTATTTCAAGACCTATAACTCTAGATATCCGACTAGTCTCAAAAAAAGATTTATTGACAAGCTCTATTCTTTGGCCAATGTCAAATGTCCGGCTGATCATGTTTTCTTTTACCCATGATGATGCAAGGGTAGTATTGTATGTACCATCATCGACCATCATCTTTTTTACACAATCCACCGTTTTGTCTCTTAATTCTTGCTCGGCATTTGATACGAGGCCAAGGTCTGTTATCTTCGTACTATCCCAGCCGTAAAGAATGAATTTATCTCCTGTAGTAGGTTTTAATGTTTCATCGGGCAATGTCCTTCCATAATTATCATTGGCAACAATTTCATAGACATCACTTTCAAGTGTTACGCTTCCTAAACTTGTGCCAGCCTTATGAAATGTTACACCAAAATCCATACCATTAAGTAAACCAGACTGGAATACCAACCTAAGTTCTTCTCCATCAATAATATAACTTTCATCAAAGACAAGCCCACTAGTATCGGTTACATAATAAAATGTCTGGGTTACTGTTTCTTGTGTTTCTTCATCTTCTATCGTAGACGTATAACTGCCAACCGTACCAACAACACATTCAGTACGTGGATAGACTTCATCAAGGAATATAATATCTTCAATAGCTTCCTCCTGCGGCATTTCCGTACCTATATCATAACCTTCTTCACCAATATATACCCTTTTACCATCCTTATACCGATAAGCATCAATATACGGTGTTCCTTCTGGTAACATCAACCGCTTTTGAACAATACCATTTACCACTACTGTTTCATCAACAGTCCGATAGTTGGAAGGAATGTTTCTTGTTGATCCAAAAGCATACACACGTGTAGCATAGGTTCCCTGGCTTTCACTGCGCGGCATTTCTTGGGCTTCCACACCCAGCTCTATCCTAACAGCATCTCCATTCTCACAACGTCCAAATCGGATAATATTATCTTCTACCCACCACTCACAATTCCACGTTTCTGCCATGTTAGTAAGAGCATCCAGCAGATTGGTATTCTCATAAGACATCAACTTAGCTGAATCCTCTACTGACGAATCTATAGAAAAATCGAAATCATTACCCCTGTATTTGTAACCAAGAGCTTGTAAGTTTCGGAGGAACACACCTAATTGCATATCCAATGAGGCAGTAAGGTTCCAAGACGCTTCCTGGCCTGCCACCTCCGGCATGTACTTGAATTTCTTATTTTTCCATTTCCAATAGTAAGCATCAAGACGCAACTCGTAATTATAGCCGCCCGTAGACTGGTCATAAGTAGGTGTCGGCAAATCTACAACTTCATATATCTTTGCGAATTTACCACCTAGGGATTCATCTAATATCCCCGACAAGTCCACATAATCACCCATCTTAAAATTAATAGGAGTTAGGACGTTAAAAGGAAGAGTAATGTAATCCTCCTTACCCAATGAATAACGACCTATCGAACCAACGTTGAAGTCTGTGGAGAAACGAATATCTCCTGATATGTTTTTAATGTCTATTAGTCCCATACGAGTATTGTATAGCTTCATACAATGTTATGTAGCAAATATACAAATAAATCACATGATAGCAATTATATTCAAAGAAAAAATCATGTTGTCCTATCCGCAGGATTAGGTTCCACTAATTTCAAGGAAAAACTAGCGATTCCCCTCATAAACTGTGTAAATTGGTTACATGACAAATAAATAGTCTTATACACAACATTTGGCTGATATTTGCTTCTGATATGTAATACCCCAGTGGCGAGTTCTTCACAAAAAGAATTATATCTAACAAAAAACTGATCTTCGCTTTTAGCCGTAAGATTAAATGTAAGTGTAATATTCCTTTCGTCAATCTTGGAATCTGAAGTTATAACTCGCTTGCCGTTTTCCAGACGTGACTTGTTTTCTATAAACTCTTTCATCGGCGGTGGTGTCATTAACGCCGATAAAGAAGAGGTATCCATACTTATTCCCCATGTGGTATAAGCATCCTTATCATTTATATAAAATTCTCCTTCCATGTTACATATTTTTAGTATTATCTACTATCTTATCTAATTTCGATCCTAATTCAAGGATAGGCTTTGTGTATTTTACGATATCTTCCAAATAACCGTTAGTAATCACATGCTGATTCAAGATGTTACCCAACGTAGCATTGCCCTCCGTTGAAATAGAAACCAAAGATCCTATGCCGACAACAACATTTATCATCTGGCTCTTTATTTCCTCATTTGAAACCTGCAAGGCAGTAAAACGTCCATTCAATTCCTCTCCGGTATCTTGAGACATGGTTTGGAAACCTTTGCTGCTTGCAGACTGGGAAGCTGCTTCCTGTGAAATCTTGTCATATCCGGTTGCGGCAGCAAGCTCATCACGCAGTTTCATGGCTTCATCCACATACTTCATATATTCATCTTGCAAGGCTTTCCTTTCCTCTTCGGTCAGCTCGTTATCCTCCATGCTGGCACCAAACTTTTCCCACCATTCCTCCAACTTTTCACTGTATAACTCACCAATCTTATTGGAAAGCATGGCACGCATAAAGTATTCTGATATATCTTCCGATGCTGCCTTCGCATCGTATTTCATATCCATAAGATTGTCTACAAAACTATCATACATAGAATCAAATGACATTCCAGTCAGACCCTCGTAAAGTTCATTCGTCAGTTCTTCCAACGTACCAGCTTGATCAATATAGTCATTCAACTTATCAGTCAGACGATCACCGTATCCACCTTTGCCGGTATTCTGAATGGTTTCCCACATATCTACTGTCTCACGGAGCATTTTCATTTCTTCTGGGGTAAGATTCCAGATATCACCATTCCAATCACGACCAATCTTTCCACTCAGACGGTCTATCTGTTCCTGAGAAAAACCGCCCCAATAATAATTCCAACTATGATGAGAACCAGAATAACGTGCTTGTTCCTGCGCTATACGCTTATAATTATCAATAGTTTCTTTTTGATACTTATAAGCATCCCGGTATGCGGCAACAGACTGCGTTCCCTTGCTTGCCTTCATTTCGTCAGTCAAGTCTTCAATGGCAGTTTGTAACGTTTCGTTACGGTCTGTCAATCTGTTGATAGCTTCCTCGACCTCTTTTTTATTACCGCCAATACCAAACAAAGAATTAAAACCACCGAAAGAAATCGCATTAAGGATATTACCTATTCCATTTTTCAATGAATTCCCAATTGTAACAAACAAGTCTCCAGACAAAACATCACTGATAATCCCACTGACCGCATTTAGAACAGCATCAAGCAGACCACCGACAAGATCACTCAATCCGTCTTTGAGTACGTCAATAATAGACAAAATCCATCCGACAATGGGAACTTCTTGAAGCGATTCCGATGTCTTACCTATGACGTCCTTGAATCCGTTCACGGTTTTGATAATTCCACTATATGCGTTATACAACCCTCCGGATGAAATCTGCTGCAAGCCTCCCAACAAATTTTCCATGCTTGCTTTCAGTCTGGTGGCGGTATCAGTCACATTACGCTGGGCCTGATTGGCGATATCCGTCTGTGTCTTTACATTGGCGGATGCAATGTCAGCATTCTGTCGTGCTATATCAAGGGCATTCGCTGTAACCTGCTTTTCTTCTTCTGTTCCACTCTTCTGTGCTTTGGCGTAATCATCCTGTGATTTCTTTAGTTTTTCCAAAGCGGCTGTTTCAATCTCTATGGCATTGATACGGTTTTGTTCGGCTGTATGATAGGCTTTTACATCCTCTCCAAGTTTCTTGAAGTTGACTCCACTTGTACCACCCAAAGACTTTTCCATCTGGCTGATGGCGTCAATCAATGATTTCTGGCTTGCCTGATCGGAGTTCTTGAACTTGTCAGTCCGTACATATTTTTTTGCTTCGTCCAAGGCAGGCTTTACCATGTCGGAAAACATGGAACCAAACTCACCGAACACAGTAACCCAATCTATATTGGCTTTTATGGCTTCCGTTTCCTTGTTCTGTATGGCAACATCACGTTGTTTCTCCAGCAACTTTACTTGTGCACTATTAGCACCGCTTTCTTCCTGCGCTTTCCTTATTTTTTCCGAATACTCTTGGGCGATAGCCAATTTCTGTTGCTGAAACGTGCCATATTCTTTCAAGTAATCGTTCAAAGCCTGTTGTTCGGCTTTAAGTTGCTCCTTGGTTACATTAGTAATATCTTTATCCCTCATGCTTTCGGCATTGGCATAAGCTTCCGAGATTTCCCGTACCTGCTTGTCGGTCAACTTGCCATTACCGGCTTTGCTCCATTCTTCCTCCTGTTTTCTTATCGCATCAAGCTGTTTTTGATAATCAAAGTCAATCTGTTCCAACTTCTTTTCCGTGCCTTCTTTCATCAGGTTGATTTCATCTTGCTGATTCTGACGGCGAAGTGAAAGAAGTTGCCCATCCAGCTTTTCTTGGTTTTCCTTTTGCTTTTTTGCTAGATTTTCCTGTCTGGTTAATTCGCTCCCAGTTACTCCGCCCAGATCCTTGTATGCCTTTTCGGATGCCTCCATCTTATCTTTGGCTTCTTTCACCTGTTTCGATGTAGCCGTCTGATCTTTGATTAATGACTCATACCCTTTTTTCGCTTTTTCCCATTCGGCTTTAGCATTTGCCAAATCTTCCTGATATGTAGTTTCTTTTGTTTCCTGTCTGTTCTCAACTTCCAATTGGACATTGATTTCCGACAAGACATCCTTTCTTGCGTTTGCCAATTCATTCTTCAGGTCTTCGATACGCTGTGCCTGAACCTTCATTTCGGAACGGTTGTTCTCCTTCTTAGCTAAATTATAAGCCCATTCCGCACTTTTTATCTGTTGTTCCAAGGACTCGACTATAGCCTGTTTTGACTGTGTTCTGGATTTTACAACTTCTTCATTATATGCCTTCCAAAAACCAATCAAATCCTGTATATGACCTTTCTCATCAACATATTTCCTAAAGAGTGCTGGGTATAGTTCCTCAATATCTTTTAAAGCTTTGAGTTTAGTAACATCGGCTTCCACCTCGCTATTAATGGTGCTAACAAGACCTTCCAAAGTACGTTTCCGATCTTCCTCGTCCGTGTTGAGTTTTTCTATTTTCTTGTTATATGAATCTAAAGCACGTTCTGCTGACGTTGTATTATCGGATAACGACCACATTGCAGCTCCAAGCCCTACAACAGCAGTTGCCAATAACACATACGGATTAGTAAACATAACAGCGTTCAAAGCTTTTTGTGCCGTTGTTTGCAAAACCAGCCATCCGTAGTGGGCACGTTCGGCAATAGTTAGAGCGGCAATACCTGAAGCTTGTAAAGCTTGCAAAGCCGTGACTGTCATCACAGCCACTTTATATACGCCATAAGTTGCTACAAGACCAACAAGAACTTTTCCCACTTTCTCATAATTCTCAACCAAATAAGAAACACCGGACAGAGCTTCGTTTATAATTCCTTCATTGGCTTTCCCTATCTCATTGAACATGGTGGAAACAGCATCCTCTATATTAGAAATTTGCCCAGTGATTGTCTTGGACTGTTCTTGCATAAGGTTGTAGAACATTCCTCCCTCATTTGTAAGGTTTTGGATGACTTTCTGGACTTCCGGGAATCCCACTTTCCCTGCTTCAACTAAACTTTTTACTTCTCCTTCTGCTACTCCGAATACTTTTGCCAATTCGCGAATCATAGGAATACCACGACCTGTAAACTGATTTAAATCTGCGGTATATAACCGTCCTTGCGTCATGGTAGTACCATACAAATACACAATATCACCAAGTGGCTGAGAAAGGCCGGCGGCTATGTTTCCAAGACGTATCAAGTCGTCATTTACGTTTTCAACATTTTCTCCATAAGCAAGAAGTTGTTTAGCTCCATTTGCTACGCCTTGAAGGTCAAAAGGAGTGGTAGCAGCCGTTTTTACCAATTGCTGCATGAGGGCATTAGCCTTATCCTCACTGCCAAGCATTGTCTTAAATGCAACTTCCAATTGTTGGAATTCTCCTCGGACTTGTGCAATATTTGAAATTAATTCTTTTGCAGTAAAACCAGCTCCGAATGCTGCGGCAGCTCTAGTCATACGGTTAAACAGTTCTTCAATACCTAAACCGCTTTGCTCTATTTGCTTGGACGTGTTTTTTACACCATTCTCTACTTCACGAAGTCTACGTAAGAAATTAGAATTATCACCTGTAATGTCAAAATGTATTCCAGCCATAGGTCTTTTCGATAGAAATAGTTCCGTGCAACATCACACGGCATTGCAAATATAACAATAAATGACATAGTTAGAGTCACAAAACACACAAAATATATTCAACGGTTTATTTTCCCATCTTTAATTTTGTTTATATTATTATATAAATATATATTTGTAAAATATTACAACGTAAAAAGCAGAGCAATGGATTTTAAGGATCAAGTTGTACGGCTATCTGATAATATAAAAAAACAAAAAGACAAGATAGCTACAGAAGAAGCTACAAAAAACGCATTTATAATGCCAATGATTGCAGCCTTAGGATACGATGTTTTTAACCCTTTTGAGGTCGTGCCTGAAATGGATTGTGACTTAATAAAGAAAAAAGGAGAAAAAATCGATTATGCCATAATGAAGGATGAAAATCCTATACTTCTTATAGAATGCAAACACTGCAAGCAAGACCTAAACCTGCATGACACCCAACTACAAAAATATTTTGTAGCGTCAAAAGCCCGTTTTGGCGTGCTTACCAATGGGATAGAATATAGATTTTACACCGACTTGGAGAAAATCAATATTATGGATGAGAAACCTTTTCTTATCGTGAACATGCTTGACTTATCAGATGCGGATATAGAGCAACTAAAGAAATTCCATAAGTCATATTACAATGAAGAGGATGTTCTAAGTACGGCAAACGAATTGAAATACACGACAGAAATAAAATCAATATTGAATAACGAATTTGCATCACCTACAGCAGAATTTGTTCGATTCTTCGCACGTCAAGCCTATACTTCAGGTCAAATCACATCGAAGGTGATAGATATGTTTACACCACTCGTAAAGAAATCCATCACATCTGTTATTAATGATATTATTTCAGATAGACTAAATACAGCTATAAAAAACAGCGAGCAAACATCTGACTCACTCCAAACGATAGACAATACATCCATAAATACTTCCACAGAAGATACAGAAAAGAAACTCCCGGACGGAGTTGTATACATGGATAAAGAATCCGGTGTCGTAACAACACAAGAGGAATTAGATGCCTACAACATCGTAAGAAGCATTTTAAGAAAAAGCGTGGATGTGTCACGCATAACCTATAAAGACTATAAAAGTTACTTCGTTGTAAATATCGATAACAGCCAATGGTTCTGGATATGCCGTGTTTCTATCGGAGCAAGAAAAAAGCAAATAGGAATACCGGTAGACCAATATAAGAGTTGTGAATGGATTCAGATTGACAACATGGATGATATATTTAAATATGCAGACAGACTTGAAGAAGCACTTAAAATGGCAATAAAAAGTTGTGAACATTAAAATTAACATTAGTATTTACATTATGAAGAAGAAAGTTTTATTTTTACTGACCGTATTTCTTTATTCAATAACAGCTTTTGCTCAAGAAAAAAAAGAAGTTATCATTAAAGCTGGTACAATTGTTCCTTTGGAATCCATAAGTAATGTCAGAGCCTCCAAAGCACATGAGGGGCAGAATATTGATTTTAAAGTTTCCAGAGATGTTATCATAGACAAGGTTGTAGCCATACCGGCCGGAACTATAGCCAAGGGGGTAGTGTATGAGGCGAAAAGATCTGCATGGTTTGGAACCAAGGGAAGATTAGGAATCAGGATGCGCTATTTAACTTTGCCATCTGGTGATAATGTGAACTTCTCATCATCTGAAGTATATATAACAGGAAAAAACAGGACTCCTTTATCTGTTGTAATATTCTGCTGCACCTGTATCCCTCTGCCTTGTGGTTCCAAGGCTGAGATGAAAATCGGTTATGAGTTTGATGCATCAGTAGCAAACAATACCGTAGTAATAGTAGAATAGTCATTTTCTGATTATCCTATTTCACCGATAAATCGCGAGAGTTTTTGTATAACCCTCGTGATTTTTTTGCCTTTTATTTATCGCACTGTTCTATTTGTCGTATTTAATCCCATTTCATGGCTTTGATTTTTGCCATATTTGCAGGGTCATCGGCATTGATGATATCACGGTCTTGAGGTATGTTAACTCGCTTACGTTCCTCGTCAGACAAATATATGGACGTTACGGAATCGGCAAGGAGCAATTGTAAATTGGCATAGCTAATACCCCAAACAACATATTCAAAAGTCCATCCGTACCGTTGACAAGCTGTATCTATCAATGTGCCATATATGCTTTTGCCGCCAAATGTAAGAGAATTATTATCCTTCTTGGCTCTCATGGCTTTTGCTTGCCATTCTTTTTCCTTATCTATTCCAAGGTGTTTTATATATGCTGATATGTCTCCTTCTGACAATACCATAACCAATAGTTGTGCCATACTGTCATTATCTATTTCTTTATAGAAGAAATTACATCTTTCTTGTACAAAATCATAATCAAACAATTCTTCTTTCTTATTGATGGTATGATAGGACAAAATACGGCACACGCTTTCTTTTTTTTCCTGACATATTCTCAACGCTTCCATATACGGATTAGCCTTGATAATTTCCAGATTTATGCCAAGACACTCCACAAGCCTTGATATTAGGTATGTTTTTCCAAGAGTAACCGGATATAGATAAAACTGACGTTGATTTACTTTAAAACCATGTGGACGTTCAATTATAGTATCCGCAATGTCCATGTCTATAAGTTTCCCATCTTCTAACATAACGGTTCTTGTTTTTTTAATTAATGCCGGATATCTTCACAGACAACCGGCATGAAAAGACATATGAATAACAAACCAAATTTTCAAAATCGAACGGAAACACAGATTCGAACTGTAACCTAATGCCTGGTAGACATACGTGCATCCATTACACCATTTCCGCAATACACGTGGGTATAAAGCCCCCACGGCAGGCTATCATCCTGAAAAACTATCCACCTACACTAGGATTAGGAGCAACTTCAAATTTATCTCCATCTCCAGATTCATCTTCTGGGTCACATTCAACCTTAGTCGGCTTACCAGAAGTAGGCGTTGTTATAATCTTACCCCATTGAATCTGTTTTTTGTCCGAACCCGGCTTCAAAGCATCAAAGGTATACGCCCAAATACCACCATCTGCCGCTGTAAATGAATCCTCAACAGAAACGGTAGTTTTTTCCATACAGAATCCCTGAACATCAGGATCTTCAGGCTGTAAAGCAACAGCATAATTATGTGCTACCACTCCATCACTATCACTTATAGGACGCTTACGCCCTTTTGCAGCACGAATATTGAAAGTAAGAGCATAGGTGTTTTTTCCATACTTTACATCCTCGTTCTCTCCTCCTTCAATCTTTGCTTCTTTCTTGTCACCTTTTGTCGTTGTCAACTGTGTGGAATCCTCTACCGGAGTAGGCAATTCTTCCCATGCAGGTGATACTGCATCAAGGTCTTTAATAAAAATACGGGGCTTACCCCATCCGATTACTGCCATAGTTCTATATTGCTTAATATAGTTAATACTTATTCGTTATTTATCTCAATATACAGCTTGTTGTTGATGAAATGTTCCGTGTGTCCATCCTCAAAAGAAACACCGGTAGACATGACTTTTTGACTACATTCTTTAGGAACTGTATGAAACTCTTCTTTACGTATATAAAAGAGAAACTTACACAAGTCACACAATTCCCCTATACGGAGTGTATGCTTTTCCCATGCTTTTGTTCTAGAATTCCATTGGTCCCTAACATAAACATTGACATTCACATAAGCTCGCTGGATCTGACCGCATCCCTCATTGGCAAGTACAGATATGACAATATCCTCCTTGTCCGATTTATCTGGTCTACCCCTATCACTCAATTTCCCGGTTACACTTCTTTCAAGGATTGATCCTTTAATCTTGTGATATACAAATTTTGATATTTCAATGTCCGATTTCATCATTTAGCAATCTGTATCTTTAATTTTTCAAGCATCTTGGGTACTTGGTCTATTGCCCATAGCTCCGTTGACGCAAGCACATCCTTGTTATCCATCGCTTCCACATATTCAGCATAATTCATTCCGGCAACAATAACAAGAGCATAGTCATTGGAATATCTTCTAGCCAGTTCTTCTGCTAAGTCTTTGCCGACTTTTACACCTTGTGAACCCTGCTTCACCTGATTAAAGTCTGAGTATTGGATAATACTGCCATTATGGGCTATTACATAGCCAACTGAGCTACGCAAATTACCAGACTGATCATACCAACTTTTATCACCACCTCTATCACGTACCCTGATAACACATTGTTCTCCAAGATACGACAAAGCGCGTATTGTTAGCCTTTCAACCCGTTGTGCCTCCCTCATAAGTGTATTATGAATTTCATCAAGTTTGGTAGCCATTCTTATACCCATATCCTAAACCCAAATTTTGCACTGAAGCTGGTAACGATGAAAACCTTTCACTTCAAATTCTCTTTCTATTCCTCCGAGCAGACTTATCTTGACTCTATCTCCTATTGTAAAAGCACGGCAGTTTGCTGGTATATTACAAACCTCATAAGAGTATTTACGTATTATGCCATCTTCAAATTCCCTTTCATCCGATTCACCGGCAGGAACAGCATCACAGGGAATTTCACCTTCCCAATGTTCTTCACCCGAATGGTAATCTCCGTTTTCATCCTCGTATCCTGAAGCAGATACAAGGTATTGCAAACGATGTGGATTTCTACTCAAAACAGCCATACTACAACAAACAGTCACCTACATACACCGTTGGTTTTGCCTCCAGTTCTACTAAAGGTTCACCAATAGTCTTGTAAATGGAGTTAACACGTAAAAGTATCCGTTCTTTATCTTTATCAGATAAAGCCCCGAAGGACTTGTCTGCTTCAGAGAAATTGATAGCCTGGACCAAAGACCAAAGACAATCAGCTAAAGCTCCCTGGTATTCGTTAGAATGATCTATATCATAACCAAACTCATCATCACCATTGAGATTACGTTTAATCATCACATTCTCTACAAAACCGATAGAAATCGGATAGTGTATTTCGTCTACGAGAGCTTGCTGTATTGTCTTCATGGCTTATTCTGATTTATGAGATTCAACTGCGGATTTCAATTTCGCTTCGTCAAAGTCATTCAGCCTGTTCACGGCGGCAATCAGCTTGTCATCTGCAATAGTTGAAGCTAGATTTTTGCCTGTTATTTTATTGAATTCCTTGACAAACTCCGGCTTCTTGTAAGTATTTCCCCAAATAGTGATTTTCGCATCCGTACTGTCAGAAGTTTCAGCTGAGGTATCTACCGCCTGAGCTTCCGAAATATCAAGAGAGTAGATTTGATCCACGTTCTCAATAACAGAGAGCACAAGAGCCTGCCCACTCGTAGTTTCGGTAAACGGCTCCGTTGTTCTGTAACGGCTGATGAGTTTGTACTCATCAACGGTTGAATAAACAACACCCTCTACCGGATTTGTCTTTTCCGCAAGCGTTCCCCACACCAAAGCACCGACTTCTTCTGTGGTAAGGAAAATCAACTTGTTCTGGTTCCACGGCTTGTACGGTTTCCTTTTGCCGTTCTTCTCTGAGATGATTGAACGGTCAATTTTCAGGAAAGCAACCCCGTTGTTATCATCCGCAAATGCTTCGTCAAACAAAGATGCTGTCGGAACAGGGAGCTTTGTATTACTGTCAAAAGTCTGACCGCGATAATTGGCTACCAGTTCTTTTGCCCCTTGCGTCTGACGCAACTTGTTGTAGGTGGACAATGCAATGCAGATAGTGATGATTGTGTCGCCGTTATTGTCAGCATAAGCCAATACACGCTTAATGTCATCAAGCGTAAGCTCATTTTGCGTCTCAACACCAAAACAGTTTTCAGGCAGATAGCCGAAATTGATACGCAAAGCCGTACCGGTATTGTTTTCATCCTCCACAGCTACAATACCATTAGACAATCCGGTCAGGAAGTTCGCTTCATTCTGTTCGTCAATACCGACAGAGCAAGCAATCGGGTCGGAAGTCAGCTTATTCGCGATGTTCGTCCATTCCGCACCTTGCGCTTTCATTATGTTAACGGTATTGATATCCGATTCAAACATGATTTTTTTCATACCGATTTTCGGCAGAGAACCATTGGCGTGAGCAATGGCATCGCGGCTTTTAATCGGAAGTGGCGAGTTCATCGACACCATGTCGGCTGCTACATAAGTAGTGTTTACCGCAGCGTTAGACCATTTCTGGTCTGCCGAATAAACCTTTCTCAACATAGATTTATGCAAATAGGTGCGTTTGTTGTCACCGTTCCGCTTGCCGTTCACTGTATCTACTACATTCTGGAGTCTCGGAAAGATTTTTCTGATGTACTCCACAAATTGTGATTGTACCATTTTTTACCTCCTCTTTTAATCGTGCATGAATACTAATCCAGGCAACTCCGTCTTCATTGCAGTTTTGATATTATCCACTGAATACGGACTTGCTTTATCATTCACTTCACCATCGTACATGATTGCTGCTAAAGGAGCATCCTTTGTAACGCTTCTTACCAATACACCTACATAATGATGGCTACCGGGCAATGTATCATATTGATCATAATTCGATGCTTTTAGCGGCATAGGCTTGAATAGTGTTTCGTCATCATCTGATGCGATAATAACATGACCAGCCTTAATTACATCATATGGATAACCACTGACATCAAGCGTGCGACCACCAATGATACCAGCACCGTATCGTCTGATTACAACCGAATCAAGACCAGAAGTAATCACCTGCAATTCACTTGCTAAATTTGCTGTTGCACCCATTTTTAATACTTAGTTTTTTGTTAATGTTTAGAATGTGTCAGCCAACGCTTTGATTTCAGCGTCACTAATCACTTCATCTTGTTTTCCCGAACTTTTACCACTTGCGGCAGGCGGATTAGCCAATGTAGACAAACCTGCATCTGCACATTCTTGGTTGTAATTCTTCAGGTCTTCCTCAACTTCCGAATAAAACTCGTCAAACTCCTCTTCGGTTTCAAATTTCATGCGGTCGAAACTTTTCAGGATGCGACTGCCGAAAGAACCCGAATCTTTGAGCAACTCGTTGAGCTTGGATTTTCTTGATGTAGTGACTTTTTCACCTTTCAATACCGAAATTTCATTGGTAAGTGTATCAACCTTGTCAAGCAATCCCTTTGCCCATGCTGGAGCATCATCATTACTTTTATTCTGCTGAGGATCATTTTTGTTTGAACCCGTCTGACGATTGTTTGAAGTGTTCGATGATGTATCATCGCCGTCATCGGTTTCGTCATCGCCATTCTTTTTGCGGTTTTCTTCGATTACTCGATTTGCAAAAGACTGGCTGACTTGCAGGTAGGGGAGAACCGCATCAATAGCTGCTTCAATTTCTGCGTTTACGTCCTCATCGGAGGCATCATCTGTGGAGGTTAGGTTATCGGCAATTCTAGCAGCGATACCCATCACCTCTTTTTTATTGAACCCGAACGCCTTCACTTTCGGTTTCAATTTCAACAAAACCTGTTGTTTTCTATCCATTGTACAATGTTTTAATTAATAAAAACGGCCTGCAAAACATTACATGCAAGCAGACCGTCAACCTTCTTAATCATACATTAAGAGCAATGAATGTATTCACGACAAGTTCGGTTGCATGTAACTTCACATGCTTTATGCAAATATACGAAAAGTGATTCTTTTTACTTCACTTTAATTGTTAAACTATTATAATAAGACACATAGTACGAAAATAATCTTGTACTCCGTGTTATGAAACTGAATGTATCTGTATATAAGCAGTTATTATTTAAGATATGACGGGTTATCCTTTAAAAAATATGGCAAAGTTCCATTTCTCTTTGCATCTGCTATGCGTTGGGAATTTGTGCCAATCCACTGTTTAAATGCATTCGGTACATCCTTGACTTCATTCACACTTTCAGTCGTAGATTCACTTCTACCATCCCATTCCCAAAACTCTTCTTCTGTTTTAAGGATAGGTATTTTATAGCATAAATCATTCGGATGCCAGCCAGTCCAAACGAAATCTTTAGGATATTTACCTGCTAACCTATCGCATATATCCCCATGTGGCATACGGTGATGATGTGAAGAGCTTAGCTTTATTTCGTACCCCACAACGAAATCCATTTGTTTCCAACGCTCATTTTCAGCAGTCCGGTAAGCCATGTTAATTTCAGATCGAGCCAGTCGGATAGAACGGTATTCGCAATCCTTTAAATGTTCTGCACTACCATACTTGTCTTTATAATCTTTTTGCAGTGATGGAAAATCAAGCAGATATTTAGAGATTTGTTTACTCAAAGTAATAGCACTTGTTCCTTTCTGAATAGCGCAAGATATAGCTGCTTCAAGTTCTTGTTTATAAATGGTGGATTGTTGCCAAAGTTTGGCAGAGACATTAAAGCCTTTATCCTTGCGGTTTTGGAACGCTTTCAAAGCATCAGAGTTTACTTGATATAAGACTTTGTATTTTTCCCCATCAACTTGGGCATTATAAGCCTTTAGAACTTTATTTGCCATCAAGTCTTGCACTTCATTACTATTTTTCCATTCTTCACTAATACCTCGATAGATAATCGTATGAATATAATTAACAAATTGAGCCTGTATATCCTCTATCTGTTTTTTAGTCTGTGGGTAATCAGACCATTTAAAAGGATTTTCACTATTAGATGAATAATCAGTGCGTAATACAGCTTTAGCAGCTTCCAAATTCAGAACATCATATATATGCTCCACTAAAGCTACATATTTATTCAGCCTTGTGTTAAGCTCTTGATATTTCTTCTTTTGATTCGGAATCTTAGGTTTTGACATATTGGTTTGTTTTTAATCTATTTATTAGAGTAGGCAGAAAAATCACGGTGGTAAGACAAAAAAGATTGTTCTGTTTTTAAGATTGGCTCATTTCTTATTGAACTTGTCACATACGTCACGGTTAAGAAAGCGGCTGGAAGTGAAAAACGGACAACGGCACATGAAGAACTCACCTTTCAAGTTCTTCTCGTGCCGGTCATAGCTATGCACGCAATCCCGACAATGATACTTAGATTGTGTTATTACTTTTTTTGCCATATACAAATTTGTTCTTTCTTTTATCAACCATCGGATATAAATAATGCTTCACTATAATTTTGCCACAGATAGGACAATCTTATACTACATATTCTACCGTAATTATCTTTGAATGTCTTTTCATATTTATCCCTCCTCAATTCTATCAGGTGCCGGCATTTCCAGCAGCCTGATAGCCTTAATCGTTTTTCTACCTTCTAAAATAGCTTTGCATAATCTATGGTATCCATCTGCTATTTGTCCTACTTCATCCAGTATAATAGGGTAGTCTAAAGAACAATCACGAACACGTTTGCATTGAAAGATAAAACTATGAAGCTGGCTGCACTCAAACGGTTCAACAGTCAGGTCTATATTCCACAATGGCATATCACGTACAGGGTATTCCTTTGCTTTCGCGAAATTATAAAGTGTCTGGGCTTTCCATACTTTATTTCCTCTAAGGTATTCGCTTTCGGCAAAGGTCATATTATCTATTGGTACTTTCATGTTATTCCGCACTTTCAAATAAACCGTTCATTCTTGATTGTTTTGCTTGTAAATCCATCGCATCTTCTTTATGTATCTGATCCAAAGTTGCCTCCGCATTATTAGAACCAGCTTCTCTAATAGTTTGCAACTGGCTCTTGATTGGCTTGCCACCATTCTGTTTTATAAGTCTATCAGTCATTGCATCCTCGTCCATTTGGATAAACGGAGTAATGACATGCTCAACTTCTACATTGTCAATCTCTTTAACCCATGAAGTATTCATGCTTTTCAAGAAAGCCTTGATTACACTGCATTCACGCTCAAACGATTCTATCCAATCACCACTTTCATCACCTACTTTCAGATGGGCATCAGTCAGCAAGGTCTGTCTAGCATCAAACCCGATATTTCCTAATGCTTTCATGTTCTCGAATGATATATCCGGAATTTGTGATTGTGACCAGAATAGACTAATCAGGGTACTTACATGGTACTTTAGTGCTTCGATAGCCTGAGACCATGAAACATAAGACACATCACCTCCATTTTCAACACGGAATATCCTACGGCTTTCCCCCTTATCTTCTTTTCCTTGTGTAGCCCCTGCAATTTTAAGGATAGGAGCACTGTTGTAGGCGATAACATCACTATTACGAGAAAGGGTATATTCTATCTCATTACGCAAATAAGACAAACCATGATAAATAGGAACTGGGCGATGAACATAAACACCGGGGATCTTCAATATAGCTATTGGTTCCGCTTTGATTTGTTCCCACCCAGATCCTTGCTGCTTCCACTTGTAATGGATCTTAGAAGTATATGTTTCAAAAAAAGCAATTTCTTCGTCCTTGACTTTCTTCTTGTATTCAAAAGACATAGCAACCATATCTCCCAACTCGTCAAACAACGGATACAGCCCGACGCCCTCCATCGGGGAATAGGTCTTGCATTTCAGCTTAAATTTACTTTGAAAACCATATAGAGAATTGGGATTTTCAACCGTATACCAAATGGTAAATACCTCGCATGACGCAAAATAGGCGTTGCCACGTTTAATATTCTCACTGTCTATACGAGCATACTTGTATATATTCTCAATTGCTTTCGCTATTTGTTGGCGAGTTTCATTGTTCTCAATATTATGATAGACACGTTTTACTGGAATGGAAAACATAAACTCTGTCATCCGTTTTGTAAGGAGTTTTTCAAGACCGATATAAATACGGGAAGCTTTTTCTACCGTACCATCAGATTTTACCTTATCTTTTCGACCAATGTTATCATTTACTATCGAATGCAATGTTGGTTCATAGTCTTTAATAAGATTATCCCATGAGGGGACATAGACTGACTTTCCTTTTAAGTCGTTGATGATATTATCAACCGGGCGCGTAATGTCTAATATAGCTGTTATTTCGTCCATAAATATAGTAAAGTGTCACTTGACACCTTTTTTTATATTGATTATTTAGATAGGAATTTATTCACGAAATATATTTGTCCTTTGCCGGTTACTTTGGTAGTGGTTGTTACCAATACCGAACCATCCGGCTTGGTAATTGATGTTTTCTTCAACTCAAAAAGTCCCAATTTCATAGATTTCTGCGTTGGCTGATTATAATAATCACCTTTTTGGCAAAGATAACCGTTCTCTCGCATCCAACCGAACAAACGGTTCTGACCGATATTCACTCCGTTCTGTTGGAGAATTTTTGCCAATTCAGCAATAAGGCACGAACGTTGAGAGGTACATACAGCATCGGCAAAAAGGACTTTAGGAGCATCTTTTTGGATCTTCTGCTCAGCCTCTATAAGACGCTGTTCTTTTCGTTTCAGTGTTTCTTGTGCCACAATAAGCGCACGTGCCATGATTTCTTCTGGAGTGTCGTCCATTTTGGTAGCGATGTAGCCACCTGTCTTACGGATACATGGCAACACTTCGCTTGTTACCCATTTGCGGAACTTTTTAGCTTCAGGCTTACGACTATCCAATATTGTATCATACAAACCATCCTCATCAACAAAATTTGCCTGTTGGATTCCACCGGCTGTTTCAAGGGGATACTTTGAAAGTACATCCTTATCTAATCTTTGCGCTACCTTACTGGGAATCAAATCCAAAATCTGGCATACATCTGCCAAGCAAAAGAAAGGTTCGTTATTTTCACCCATCGCAATTCTTACCTTTCCGAATTGCTCATTCTCAAAAATTTTAATTGTGTTCATAATGTAGTTCCGTACTCCTTCATACGGTGATTAGTTACACATGATACTGCTCCAAAAAGGAACCGGATAGCACAATACGTACTACCCGGTAACGTGAAGGAGCACGTTAGCATCAAATGCTATGATGCAAATATAATAAAAGTGGCTGTAAAAATGTCACATTCAACAGAAAAACTTACCTTAAATACAATATTTTATATTATCTGTTTGTATTTGGTACTATTTTTAGTACCTTTGCATAAACAAACGATTATGGGTACAAAGGAAAAACTAATAGAACGTATTTTGTCATGCCCAAAGGATTTTACCTATGATGAAGCAAAACGCTTATTCGGGATTTTTGGATACAAGGAAAGCAACAAAGGTGCTACATCAGGTTCCCGTGTTGAGTTTATAGGACCAGACGAAGAAGCTCCTTTCATTTTACATAAGCCACATCCCGGAAGCATTTTGAAATCATACGTGATAAAAGGAATAATTGAGCATATAAAGAAAAACAATTTGATTGAGAAATATAAACAATCTAAAACAAAGTAGTATGGGACTTTTAAAATACAAAGGATATTCCGGTTCTGTAGAATACAGTCCGGAAGACAATTGTCTGTTTGGCAAAGTGCAAGGGATGAGAAAAGCGTCAATCCTTTATGAAGGAAAGTCTGTAGATGAGGTCCGTAAAGACTTTGAGGAATCTATAGACTTTTATCTTGAAAACTGTAAAGAAAGAAATATACAGCCTGAAAAGCCTTATAGTGGGAAGTTAAATCTACGTATGTCACCAGACTTACATTCCCGTGTAGCCGCTTTTGCTTCCAGCACTGGAACAACAATTAATGAGTTTATCAATAAAGCCATATCTAAAGAACTTGAACACGAAATAGCTTTGTAAAATAATATATATGCAAAAAATAATACAAGAAATTAAATTTTTTCTTAATTATTTAAGAGAAGATCCATACGAATTTATTGCCATAGTATTAGGTATTTTTTGGCTGTTACTATTACTTGTTGGAAAATAATACCAGAAACAAAGAGAGGGTATGCGATACTCTCTCTTCCAAATCACTTACCATAACTTGTATCAATGACTTTGCAGCCATTTGTTCCGTCTTTCTCTGCACGCCTCTAAGGTAGGTGCACAATAAGAAAACAGCTCACCGTACAATAGAAATGCGCCGACTTTCACAAGCCAGCGCACATAAGAGCAATGAAAACACAAACAAGGAGTGTTTTCGGTTACAAAGGTACTAAAAAAACACAACTACAAAAAGTCTTTAAGCAACTCTTCATCACTAATAAAGCTATAATCTCTAGGATAAAACGTATTCGCTAATGCATCCATATAGTCAGGAGAACGTTTAATACGTTTTTTGATATCTTCTTTAGGCTCAATGATAATCTTTCCATTACTAAGGAACTTCCACTTGGTTTCGGTAGCCTCCTCCATTAACTGATCGCAGGGTGGGAGAGCGGCACCAAAACCATTTTTAGGATTAAGCCAGTCACGTAAAGCCCAATATAGGTATGCTCTCATATTTGCAAATTCATATTCGCCAGTAATATCGTGTAAGCCATCTGCCCCTTCCGAATATTTGCATGAAAAAGCGTTTGTAAATTTTTCTTCTAACAAACGAGAATAGACACCTGCTCCCTCTCCAATAGTATCAATAAATGCTTTTGCTCCTTTCTTCTTTAGATAGGGAATCATCATACCTACCACATGCATGTGATCCGCACGCCCGGCAGATTGATGAACTTCAAATTGAGAAACGTAGTTACCGTATCGCGGACAAAGCACACTGTTATCGCGTCCCATACCGGCAACGTCAACACCTAACTTACAAGATTTGGCTGGGATAAAACCATTTTCCTGTAACTCCTGCCAATTCCTGTTTGCTATTTCTATCCATTCATAAGGGATGAGAACATCTTCCGACACTTTAGGAAACATACCAAGTACCTTGACGCGAAACAAATCGTTAGGTCTGTATAGTTTACCTTCCCAATTGAAATCGCCTTCTCCCTCATTGAAATCTGTTTTTTGAATGGGAGAACACCAATTTATTACCTTGTCTTTTACCCATTCATAATCCACTTGACCGGGTATTACAATTTGCTTCTTTACTACATTTTCTGCATTTAGAGAGCTAAGTCTGAATTTTGCAAAACGGTCAGACTTCATGGCACGAGCTGCGTAACCGGTAGTAACATTAGGATTGAACACTATGAGAAAGCGGGAATTACCCTGTAAGTTACCTTCAATAGCGTTGTATGTCGCTTCTGATATACCGGAAGCTTCAGTAACAACAAACATGGTATTTACAGCATGGAAACCAGACCATGCTTCTGTGTTGTCATCACCAGCTTTGAACCCCGTTAGAAACCACTCTTCGTAATCTGTTTTAATGCCGGAAGATAGTAGACGTCCGGGCAAGAACCCTGCATTTCTAAATAAACGGGATATTTCAGGTATCATTATATTTTGAACCTGACGAGCTGTAGGAGCTGTCATGGCAATCTTGGTATTCTTAACTAACTTACCTTCTTTCCAACGTGGAGTAAGATACATGAAGCACATAGATGCACAAGCTGCAATGTAATCTTTCCCACGAGCTGTGCCCGATGCTACAGCAGTCATTGGATTATGCTGAACGGATTGAAGAATAGCTTGTTGCTCTTTGTCTAGTCTTGAATGAAGAACATCATGAGCGAACTTGCACCAATCCTCTCGCCATGCTTTCATGTATCGTATAGACTTTTCATCTTTGCTCATTCCTCATCGTCTGGCAATTCTTGCATTAATTTCTCAAATGGATTAATACTCAAATCTTGCTCTACTTTTTCAACGTAACCGCGATGCTTCATTTTAGTCTTACTTAACCAAATAAGCATAGTATTATCGTGTTCCGTCAAAGCTTTAGCAAACATTGTCGTTTCTAGCTTATCATAGAAACTTTCTTCTACTTCTTTCCATTTTTCGGCAAAATCTGGATCATTCGCTTTCCATTTATAAGCAATTGAGCGTGATATTTCCACAGCCTCACAAGCTGCGGTAACATTCAGCATCCTTGCGTCCAAAGCTTTTAGGAATTTCGCTTTCTTTTGCCTTGTATTAAGCCTGTACTTCTGTGCCATCTTTATTTCCCTCCAATACATTGTTTACGATTTCCAACATCTTACAAATACTTAGTGCCTGCGCCTTGATTTTATATTTGGCTTGAACTTTAGTCGACACCTCATTCAACCGGCGCATTGTGTCCATATCCACCAAAGTTAGATTACCAAGCTCTTTTTCTGAATAACATTCCAACGTTTCCATGAGTTTATCAAACGAAACCTTCTGCGTATCAACAAACATAAGAGTTACAGGAACGATTTCGTTATTCGGCATTTCAACCGTATAGTTGATATCCTTTACGCTTTCCAGAACTTCATTGCTGATATGCGCATACTCTTTCAGTGCGACATCTGTTATTTCATCAAGCAATTGCTTCAAAATCTCCGCATCGTCCTGCCCAACTATACTGTTATGTGACAATTGTGTTGCCAGCAACCAATCGTTTGTAGTCTCCTCTTCATCTATGTACATAACATGGATGGAAGTAAGCCCGGCCATTTTTGCCGCTTGTGTTCGGTGATTACCGCTCACTACCGTATAAGAACCATCCGAATGCTTTACGCAAAATGGTACAGACGATAATTGACCGTCCCTACGAATGTTATTCACTAAGGCATTAAACGTGTCCTGCTGCATGAAATGCGCATTTTTCTTGACCAGCTTAATGTCAGATAACTGCACTTCCGCTATCTTGAATTTTCCCATATTATTCCTTTCTCGGCTCATCACCGTATTTTTTCACAAAATCTTTTAAAATATCATCTAAGTTTCCACGAATACCTGCATCTTGTATGTAATGGAGTTTACCAACACAGCGTTCATGCAGTTTAAACACTCCCCGATACTTCATACTTACCGGTTTATCGGTAAATACAGAAGTGGCAATCACTCCACATTCATGTTTATATCTTATGTCCAATTCATCTTTGAACTCTGACGAAAGTACACCCATAATTAGCAATCTACTCAATTTGGGCAATGGATGGTCTATCACGAAATCCGACTTCATCAAAACTGCATCCATGCCGTATTTGCTTACCTTCAGGAAATCAAACATACAAGCCCCGAACACATAATCATCCAAGAACCATAAGTAACAGAATGGCGCAGAACCGAGGATAATACCCTTTTTCAAGTAAATCATACGCAGATAATCAATCTCTGCCATAGAAGCACGTACAAACCGGAGTTTGCTTTTATCCGTAAGCATATAATCATCCGGCAGTCGTTTATATTTTAAAGGAATGATAGTACGCCTTTTAAAACTGCTGTCTCCACTTTCTACCACATTAGACCAAATATATGTGCGTTGGTCTTTGAATACCTCTCTTCTGCCCATAAATCCATGCTGCGAGAGAGCCATGTAATTAACTTGTTCTTCATCTATTTCTGCATATTTCGTTTTAATTCGTTCTTGCCATCCGAGGTCATCCATCAAGAAACGTTGCAATGCGTTACTTGTAGCTTTCATGCCGGAATGAAATTCATTCTGATAGATTAGTATATCATCCTCTTTACAATTAAGAATCGCATCCGATATATCAGCACAATAAAGCACTTCAATAGACTTACTTTTAAGGTTATCTACTATATTTTGATAACGTTCCGTATACTTCTTATGGTAATGCTCCAACTTTGCCATAAAATCGTCATAAAGCGATTTGTGATAAATATCCTGTGAGTTCTTATGCTTCTTGATGGCATTAAAAAGGTGAATAGTGGCAATAATTTCAGCAGGATTTTCGGATTTGATACTTAGAAACTTATATTCTTCATTAAAGCGTAATTCTTGTATTTCACCTTTGATTGCTTTATACATCATGTAGATAAAATACTCCTTTGTATACACCTTAATTTCACGGTTGGTAAGTACCTGCTCTATATCCATATAATACGAGTTTACCACATGGGCTACATCGAATTTGGAGGCCTCTTTCTTGATAAAGGAAAGCATACGGTTGGATTTCTTAAACATGGAGCCTACCACTGTAACATTATCCGAGTGTTCTGCTGCCCAAAGTAACGGTTTATGTCTTTGGGGAACCTTAGAATAGTCTATATTGAACACTTCAAGGCACTTATCAATTGTGGTGAGTTGCTTATACTCTTCCATATCTTCATGCAGGTAGGCGTACTCCACAAACGAATACATGAATTTGATTGTCTCCAGTATTTTATCGAAATCCCAGGAGCTATTGAAGATCCTAAATTCTGCCGTTCCTATCTTTCCAATAGAACATAAATTAAGCCAATACCGGATATGCCCTCTGTCTGAACCATTGCTAAAGATCTTCAGCAAGTTATCGATATTATCGGCTTCCAGTACACGCCTTACCACATCCCAAGGTGGACTAGGCACGAGGTATTTCGTTTCCCACCACTCGGCGATGTCAAATATCCGCTTGATAGGATATGCAGTATAGTAGGATAGAACAAACATGCGTTTGATAACATCCAAATCCATATCCTTGATATACAGATGTGCATCAAAACCTTCATTCCACATAAGATAGCTTCCTGCATCTTTCATGGTCTGAATGAAGTCCTTCAGTTCTTGCAGATCTTCTGCACAATAATGGTACGGTCGAGTGTTTATCTCACCGCCAAACTGACCGTGATGCGTAACTGCCGAACCGTCCGAGTTGTTCATCATGGTTAGTTTGTTGTCCGTCCACTTGTAACCGGATGAAAGTGGGATAAGCTGTTTGTCACCATCGGCAAACTCCAACTCCATGCCAAACGTACGTTTGGCAATATAGTCAATCCAAGGTTTATCTATATTCATGTTCTGCATATTTCAATTTAACCAAGGATTTATAATCAGGAACAATATAAATCACATCACCAATGCGATAATCCGAAACATGCTCACATTGCATTATTGAATATTCACTGGAACTGTACTCATATTTCAAATCGGTGTGATAGTAAATCCGGCATTTGTACATATCTGCCATTGAATAACCGCAATCAATAATGAGTTGGTTACGCTCCGGATAAATGCCTATAACCTTTGCTTGTAACTCAATTCCATTAAGACCTTGCTTTTCTTTGTCAACACAATATGGGATTGTACCAAACAACATATATTCACCAATACGAACATCACTTATGAAACTAGGCAGTTTACTATTTTGCCCAAGCCAAAAACTACCTCCCAAGCTGATAGACTCAATATCATTACGCAGACCGTTCCAGATACGGAACAGTTCTTTTTCCGAAGGGTGATTTTCATTCAGACAACCGGAAGTAATCAAACCATATATATGGGAGCTTGAAAGTGTCCTTATTTCATTGACCAACTTACTTGCTTCATAAATGCTTAAGCCTTCTCTATTATCACATGCATTAATCGGAATATAAAAATTATGTATTCCTTGGCACGCATTTCCATTGATAGTAAGATATTTCCAAACATCCGCAAATGATGTAACCACAGCACCGCTATTCCCCTTTACTGCCTTTCCGATAGAATAGCATATACTGTCTTTTAAATGGAGTCCAAAAATCTTATTTCTTATCTTATCCGATATATGCTCATAAATATCTTCATAAAAATCCTTGAACATTAACGAAATAGGGACATTAACAAATGATTGAGCCTTTTCAATGTTTTCTATTATATTCTTGGTATAGACTATAACTTTCATAGTTCCCACTTTAAGATTAAACGTTCAATTTCTTTGTATTTGGTATCTCTTTTGAATGAGAACCCTGCATTGATGAAACTCTTCATGCTTGCCTCATTCTTAGGCGATGTCATAGCAAATATCTCTTGCGAGCCATTGGAAATCAGTTTGGCAATATTGGCATTGAGAAGGATATACTGAAATCCGTTCCCCCTATAATCAGCATGAACAAAGCATTTATCCACGTAGGCTGTACCGTATTCAGTGCAATAGGCAAGTGAGTAGGCAACCAGCTTGTCATTTACCAACAACCCGAAACTGCAACCGGATTGCAAGCACTTCACTATATCTTCCGTCTCAGAGGGAAAACACATATCCGGATTGGCAAGAAGAGTCCGCTCCATCTTTTCAATATCGGACATATCAGACATGGACAAAACTTTTACTTGCATTTTGTACTCAATGTTTCCTTTTTCAGTTGGGAACAATGGTTCGTAACGGTCAATCCATGCTTTAGAGAGAAATGTATCGATATCAACTTTAGGCAACAATGCTTTTCTGCAACTGTCGAAAACATCTAATACAAATTCCTTATGCTTAGCAAGTTGTTCGCTTTTCAACGGACACTTACCACTACGAAACACAAAACTTTTTTTCACCGATTTTACCCACAAAGGATAAGTTTTACACATAATAGGCTTGTAACCATTATCACATGATTTGCAGTCTTTAGCGATACATTTTACCTTTTTACCGCCAAAGTAATCATCATCTATAATCTGTAAATGGGAGATTTCTTTTTCATGCCCGTCAAGTTCATGGGGCAAAATTACAATATGTCCGTCTGATCCGAACGAACAACACTTCCAACCGCATCCGGAGTTTTCACATGCTCTTATTAGTCCTTTATTGCTCATATATTTAAGTTGTATATAACTTCATATACATTTTGCGTTAAATGCCTGCCGGGCATATTCCCAGCAGGCTTAACACAAAAAATCAATCATCTGCAAGCTACTTGCAAGAACACTTATGCAGTCCTTCGGCTTCTTTTAGTCGTGTCAGATGGCAATTTCCATCACCCCGTAAACTACACAAGCTTTAATGTTTTTGCTTTTGCTTATCGCTACTATAAGGGTTGAGCGGAAACAGGGAGTCGAACCCCACTCTTTGGCTGGAATACCAACGCTCTACCGATGAGCTATTTCCGCAAACGCTCGTCTTTCCGAGCTGCCAACATTATGAACCGCCATGTAGCCACAGTCAACATTCACATGATTTTGTGAAGATCTACCTTGATTGATACCCTTTGGACTTATATGGGTTTTACCATACTCTCTCAATCTACTATTTTCTTCTATATATCGGTTGCTCCCATAACAACCTCAAATTTTAGAAAATGGTGCGTTCATTGATACAAGGCTGTGGGAACTCAAGGATTCGAACCTTGTTCTTCGGATTTTCAGTCCGACGCATAGACCATCTTTGCTAAATTCCCTTTTGCCTATGCTGTCAAACCACCGCTTGCTTGGCAAATCTGGCAGCATTCCATCAAACGCTATTGATGGTTGGCTAATAATTCTGGGTTATCGTATATATTTCCTTTTATTTCATATTCATATAAAACGGCTCCATGTTCATGCCCATCATTCCAATCTGAGGAATATACAAAATCTGACACAATGTAACCTTTATAAGTTTTATGTTTTATACCAAAAACTCCGTTATCAAAACTCACTTCACCTATAAACCCATAGTCATATCCATCTGTAACTATTCGTTCAACAATGTCACCCTCATATATTTCTTCCCCATTCTTGTCAAGCAAGCCTGTGAACTGACCAACAGAGTCTTCCTTCACTTGCTCCCAATCGTCAAGTGTACCTCCTTGATGAATCATTGGAAAGTGGTCGTCATCGTCTTGAAATAACCAACCGATAATCCATTTTCCGCTTTCAACGTGTTTACCTCTAAACTTAATATTTCTTCTCATACTCAAAACAAACTTGCTTGTTCATACTTAGGTTCTTTCTTCTCAACAACTCCAAACTCTTTGATTTCAATACCTGTCTTTTCAGTAAGCCACTTAGCCAAAATATGCCGATGGCAGAAATCACCCGGCTTTTCGTAACAGCAGAGAGCAACATCTTTGCCTTCACTGAGTCGCTGGATGGTTTGTATCAAATCTTGTGGATTGACTTTTGCAAGGACATCATTCAAATACATATTCGTGTATTCTTCATAAGTCCATTTATCATCCAGCATATATCTTTTTGGTGCAACCTCTATTATTTGAGGAGCATTATAATATCTTGGCTTCCCTAACGCAACACATATCATTTTTACGTTTGCGGCTGCCAACTTTCTGTAATTTCCGAAATAACTTGTGTAAATTTTCATTGCTCTTTTTTTTATTTTTATGGTGTAAAGATATAAAATATGGCGTAAAAAACGTCACTTTTAGTCATAAATTTATTTAATTTGATGATTTTATTGTCTCAACCTTGTAACATTTCATCATGTGATCTGTTTCGCACCCCATATTGAAAATATTGCCGAGATAATATTTGCGTACTTCTTGCCATGATAAGTTGATAGGGGTAACGAACCAGTCTTTATTACCTTGTTCGTCTTTTAAATACACTTTTACAGTTGTTTTCATTGCTCTATATTTTATCCGTTATACGCTGCTGTTATCTTTTCTGCTTTCAATTCTTTGGTAAGCTCTCCATTCTTGTAGAAGCGCACAGCAACAACTCTCACCGTTTCTGACAAGAACCGGCCACAATCATTGGTTAACTTCACTTTTAGCTTGCTTGCCTTGGCTAAACTTTTTGTACGCTTCTTTATTGTGTTTTTGAATCCGAAAACATAATCTTCGGTATCAATCTCAAATGAATATGTAGTGGAATACATCACTCTTTGAAGCTCTTTTGTTAGTTCTGTTACTTTGCTCATTTGCTCTCTTCTATTATTAGTCGTTATTATTTCCAAGAAGTTCTTGTAAAGCAGACTTATATCCGTCCAACGCCTGTTGTGTATATCCCAATCTGAATTTTTTATCTGCTGAAAGAGAGTCGTTGTTCAATCCTTTTTCAATAGCTTCAATGTTTGCTTTGTAGTATCTGATAAGTTCTTCTGTTTTCATTGCTCTTGACTTTTACTTGTTATTAATAGGTGTTATTTTGATATTGTAAAGATACAAATAATATATTGAATATCAGTATTTTACATCTTAAATATCGCAAGCTTAAACTTTGTTTAACTTTCTATATTTCAACGTGTTACCAAATTTTTCAACGGTGGTGCCGCTCCGCTTGTTGCCTCCACGCCTGGATAGTTGGTTATTTAAACACGTGATCTATAAATACCGTATTAGTTTGCCATTCTCCGCGCTTTTTGAAAACAAAATACCCGCGTATTGTTGCCGTTTCATTCATTCCGTTTGCAAAATCATAAGCGGCTTGTTGGTCCTTTCCGAATTCTTCGTTTATCGTTCCGCTGTTATTGCTCACCCTATAGCGTAGCTTTGCAGGGGCTTTTGTTCTATCTGTAATAATATTCATACTTTCCGTTTTGTGCAATTGCTTGCGGTTAATACTTATTTCCCTTGTAATCCTGTGTGGTAGCCATCAAGCCATATTAACAACTCTTTTGGGGTGTAATAGCCGCTTATACGCTTGTTCGGGTAACGTGTCGTTATTTCTCCGTTGTCGCCATCCGCCAATATTATAGCGTATGTATGTTTCGGCAAACTCGATGGATTGAGGGAGAAACCATTTGCCCTGCAATATGATTGTAATTGCCTTAACGCTTCTTTCTGTGTTAGATTCATATTCTTATGGTGCTGATTTCAACATATATTTTGATAAAAGGATGGATTTACTTTTCTCTATCTCGCTATTGGTGTCAATACCAATCTGCTGGTAGAACCCGGCATTACCAGAAAGACATTCATACGCAATTTTCAATGTTCTGCGTTCTTCTTTGGTAAATCCAATGCGAAAAGTGGAGGAAATTGCTAGTGCGGCTTTTAAATCACCGCACTGGAGTAATGAAATCGCTTTATTGGTTTTCGTTTTCATCTCCCCACAACTTTTTAGCAAGTTCGTAATTCTTTTGTGCTTCATTAACTGCTTTCTTGGCATAAGTAAGAGTATAAGCATGTTCACGCGGATATTTGCCAGACTTTACACCTTCATGGTATTCTTTCGCTTGTTCCAACTTGTGTTCGTAGAAGTCAATGCTTTCCGGCATAGACAAATTGATCGTGTTGGCACGTTTCTCCCAATATTGGGTCACTCTTTCATGTTCATTTGCCTTATCACTGAACTCAACGCTTTTACCCATGTTGTTCCAGGCATCATCTATCATTTTGCGATGACCTCGTTCACTATGGTGCCCTACTTTGATGGGCTCGCCTAAAGAAAGAAAATCTCGATGTTTATTCGATTTCTGAAAATACTCATTACTTTTTTGCACTGCTGATACGGCCCATTCACGTCTGCGTTCCGCTCTTTGCTTAGCCCATTCTTGAACGTTAAAGCCATCAGCCCGGGCGATGGAGTAATAATAAAAACCATCTTTCTCGAGAATTAGATTGAAAACGATGCTTTCGTTTTCTTTGCCATACTTGGTGGTAACTAGAATTTCTTCACCTTTTTTGTGCATCTCTTCGCACTTTGCCAAAAACACGTTTGGCGCAAACTTGTAATATGTGTTCATTGCTCTTATGTATTAAATTGCTAACTTTAATATTTCTATATCTCGAATAAGTCTATTGGCTCTCTGCCTTTCATTACTTGCAAAGTCTTCATTACAGATACTTTCGTAGAATGCCGCATTTTCTTCTGCTTCTTTTAACGACATCTCTTTGCGTTCTATCAAAGACTTTATTGTATCAATATCATTGCTATTAATAATTTCTTCTAAAGCTGTCTTCTTTGTTAATTCGATTGTTGCTTTCATTGCTCTTGTCTTTTAATTGTTAGTAATATTGGTTTCTTTTAAGTATTGTAAAGATACTCATTATCAATGAATTAGCCAAATATTTACACAATTATTTTAGTCGTAAAATACTCATAACCAAAGATTTAACTTTTAGAATAAAACAGCAGACATGATACAGATGATGCATCGGAAATGGTTACTTTGTATAGTTTGCTCATGGATTTTTCTTTTTAAGTATTTCAATACATTCCTTTATCCCATCATCAAAACCATGCTTATAACCTTTAGCATATTCTCCTATATTATATACCGCCATTGACAGAAAAAATAGAAGGATACCTAAAGCCTTATGCCAACCAGGAAGCGAGATGGAAAACGGCTTGAATGTTATTGTAAGATCACCAACCCATAATAGGGCGATAATACATGTAGATATAAATAAAATTGTTTTCATATCTGTTATTTTTTTCTATTATACTTTATCCTTGATACTCATGAATAATTAGGTTTTTTCTCCGGATTCGAACTATGTTCGCTAAAACGTCCTTGCCAGCATTCAAGATGTACTCGTTTCATGAATGTAGAGCGCATATCCAGATCCTTCCACTCTTCACAATACTTCTCAAATACATCCGACATCTCGTCAAGCATACGGACATAAGCTTTGTTGGCTTCAAGGCCATGCTCAATAATCGGGATTGCCCTCTTCCATTCTTCATCCGTAAGAAGATTAAGAGACAAGGAAACACGGACAGCACCAATGATTTCATTTGTAGTCCAAAATATGTTTCCGTCCTTGACAAAATTATTGATTACTTCGTAGTCAAAATCTTTTTTCAGTCTGCTTTTGAATCCCGCTATATTATGATCTCTAAAATAACTATATGTTGTGTTAATAAGCCTTTTTTCATAATATCCTGTTTCTGGGTAATCCTTAAGGCTTTTCCCCAATAATATTATTTCACGCTTCATAATTCAATCATTAACATTGTTATTAAAACCTACCATTTCTATCTACAATTCTCTTTTCAGAATCAGTGGCTTGTCTTTTGGGAAATTTCCCATGCCACTTCCCCGGTATCATACGCGGATTTTCCCCTTTACTGTCAAATATCAAT